TCTTCAGAACAGGAGACTTGATAAAGACGCTTACAGATGATGCTGAAGTAGCAGGATCCGAAACTGCTGCTTGAGGGAGTTTGTAAGTAAATTCAAGAGGACTGATAACGTTGTTGACAGGGAATGAACCATCATATTCATCGTATACAACACCGCCAACATCTCTAGATGGATTACCATCAACATACAACATGTCTCCAGAAGACAGATAATGTCTGGTATCAGTAATGATGTATACTTCATCGGTGTTTGCACGAGCAGTAACCTGAAGAATCTTGTCAAGGTTTGTGATCAGAGTGATCTTAAGAACACCTGTCAGACCAGTAATTTGAGCTGTAGAATATGCAGCATTATAAGAAATATCTGTACTATTCAGTGTGATAACAGATCCTACAATGAATGCAGAAGAACCAGACACTTCGTCAATTCTTACCGAATAATCATCATCAGAGTATGGTTTAAATTTAGCAAACGAGTCCAGATTCTGACCACCAGCAGCATTATAAGTACCATCTAAGTTGTACTTGTCAAGATCGATATCAAATGTACCAGGAGTTGTATTCAGAACTTCAGGGAAGGTATAACTATCAATCTGGTTGATGTCATTAGGAATAGGACCAACGATACCATAAGTAGATTGCTCACTGAACTGCTCTGTACTGAGATTGCCAGTATTCAGATCATTAGACCAAAGATTGTTGTTTACAGCAACATAAACCTTATTATTATCTTTATCAATCCTAGTAATATATCCGCTATTAACAAAACTAGATCCGTTACGCAGAACTAATTTTGTACCTACTGTGAAGTTAAACGCCTGATTGATTGTCAATTCTTGAACGTTATCGATCTTTACAGTATCAGTAACTTTGAAGTAATATCTATCCTTAACAACTGCAGTAACTTTCAGTTTCTGAGAACCAGGAGAAGGAACTGTAGCAGTTCTAGAACTCCAAATATCCTTCTTATATGTCAAGGATTCTGTATCCTCAGTCATGGTTGTTGTTGCATCGTCAAAGTCAAGAGACTGAAGACCTGCAAGACCAAGACTGAAACCAGTGCTACCTACAGTGAGAGCAGATCCTACAACAGGAGCAACAGCAGTTCTTACAAATCCAACTTGAGTATCAGTTTGAAGACCCTGATCACCAATACGAACTGCATCGGCATTCTTGTCTACTTTGAGACCCCAACCAACGTAATCGATGTAATCATAGACATCATTGTAAGCAGTGAAGAATGCAGTATCAACCCATGAATATGCTAGAGCAAAATCGCCAGTAGAAGGCAAGTTGGTAACATCAGAAGGTACAGTGGGGTTAATTGCACGATTTCTCAGTTTCAAGTTATCAACATAATACTGACCTTGCTCGTTAGAGCGGAAAGTGCCAGGAGTACCATCTCTACCAGAAATCTGAGCAATACGAAGGTTCTTGCTAATCAGTGAAGTATTAGCAACAGTAGCAGTAACAACACTAATACCGTTTACATATACAGTGAATACATCACCTTCTTTCTTCAGTCCAATAAACTGCCAAGTGTTATCAGCAAACATTGAAGACAGTGTAGACTGCTGGGCACCACCTGCAGCATTGATTGTTGTTGTACTATTAGTTACAACCAGTTCCAACTTACCAGAAGGACCAGAACCAGTACGATCATAGTACAACCAAAGACCACCTGTTGCTTCAGCAGCATCACCGATAGAAACAAGGGTTTGTTGTGTTTGGTTATGTGTATCAGAGTTAGTTGCATCGTGATAAAGCATGAACTCAAGAGTCCAGTCATTACCTAATGTTGCACCAAGTTCGCTAGAAGGAATTTGAATATAAGCATTTTCCCAGTTTGCAGGAGTTGCAATATCTCTACCGAAGATCTTAGCAATACCGTCACCAACAATAGTTAAAGATTCTGTTGCTGTATTACCAACTAGAACTGGAGTATAGTTGCCGATAGTGTCGGATGCATCTGTAGCAAACTCAAGAAGGAACTCATTACGATTCCATTGAGTCTGACCGAAGATATATGCATCGCCAGATTTATCAACAGTGAGAGTTGTTGCTTCGATACCTTCAATTCTATTTTTGTTGAATTGATTAGTTGTATGGTTCTTGACAATACCATTATAACCAATCTTCATGGTGTCAACAGTCTTGAGACCTGTTGTATTATTGGTTCTGCTGAACGCAATATTCAGATCACCGAAAATATCAATAGCAGATTTTCCTACACAGGTAACATCTCTACCAGGAGCAAGATACCTATAGTTCCAAAGAAGATTGCCAGAAGTGCTGACTTTACCAACCCAGATACTGTCTTTAGTTACATTATCACTCTTTGCTCTCAGCGTAGAGGTGATATAAAGTTCATCAAACTCATCAATCGCAAGACTCGAATCGAGGAAGGAATATGCAACATTGCTGAACTCATTAATCCAAGCAACATCGATAGAGTTAGTACCGACAGTTGCCTTACCATAAGAAACGTTTATTGCTGTAGAAGACTGAGTATCTGCTGTTTCCATGGTGAAGTAAATGTCTCCACCGCTAACAACGATATCAGTAATTTTCTCAGAATCATTAGTAGAAGCAAGTTTTCTCTTGATTGCAAAACTACCAGTCGTATCAATCAGTGCTAAGTATGCATCATAAGGATTACCAGAGTTGGTATTGGTGTATCCACCAATAATCATTCTAGTGTCAGAGAACTTAGTAATTGCTGTGACATTATCAGATCTGGACGAACCAGAGATACCAGCATAACCTTTTTGGAAATCAAGAGTAGCACTCAGACCATTAGATGCTTCAATATACTTGGCAAGGATAACATCTGGATTATAAGTTGCCAGAATTGAAGAGTTTGGTTTGTTTGTGCCAACAACCCAGATATTCTTACCATCAACATATAATTTATTGAATTCTACGTCATTTTCGCCACCAGTCAGTTCAAGAGTCTTTTCCCACTCCTTAACACCAGTTGCTGACAATTTAGCAACAAATGCAACGATGTTGTTATCAGTATCGTCAGTTCTACCACAGATGTAGATCTCTTTATTGTCATTGACAAAAATATCATTAACTCTTACATTTTCTTCATTCTCAATCAAAGAAACAAAGTAATCTGCCTTCTTGAAGATCTGAGGATGACTTAAAATAACTCTAGGATTGCTGGTGTATCCAGAACCAGAATTCAAAATGTTTACAGTATCAATAGATCCAACAGCAGATACTACTGCCTGAAGATCACCAGATGTTCCATTACCATCAATAATAATTGAAGGAGGAATATCTTCGTTGTAACCAGAACCAGTCTGACTGATAACGATTTCTTCAATACCTTTGAATTGTCTAACAACAAAAGTCTTGTTAGTGTTATCCATGACTGGAGTATAGTCAATGAATACACTATCAGTTACTTGTAGGTTGTGAGGAACATTAGTTTGCAGAACACCAAAGTTTTGTCCGCTGACGTTCTCGAAAGTATAAGATTGAACTGTTTCACCTGCAATTCTAGAAACACGTGCAGAAGCACCACTACCACCAGTATCAGTATTATCAAAGATCAATCTATCATCAACCTGATAACTGATACCAGAGTTTTCAACAACGAATCCAGTAATAGAAGCGTCTTCAAACTTAGTAATAGTCTCAACTTCAATATCAACCTTGGAGTCGAGTTTTACAGTGGGGAAGTAGTCAAAGAGTTGTAAAGGAGACTCTTCAAGAACGCCATCAGGATCATCAATTTCATCTTGAGTGATGACACCATCTCGGTTTTCATCTTCTACTTCAAACAACAGCAGATCGCCGTTTTCCAGAGTCAGAGAGTTGGTTGATGCGTTAGGTGCTCTCTCAACATCAATATCAACGTTCTCGTAAGGATCACGATAACGAACAACACCAGTTGGAATGTTTTGCTGAATAGCATCTGCTCTCAGGTTCCATGTGTCAACTACAGAGTTGAAACTAGGACCAAGAATATAGGGGAACAGAGCATTACCATCCTCAGATGCATCGATAGTAACGAAGTAGCAGTATCTACCGTTTGGATACTCAGGAGTCTTACAGAAACGACCGTTATACTGGTCAAGATCACCAAGACTGAAAGAATATTCATAGTCTTCTACAAACTTACCTGCTGCTTCTTCAGTGAGAAGAGGACCAGCAGTTCTAATAGGATTAGGATTGGTTACAGCATCAAATACCAGTTCTGCCTTCAATCTATAAGAAGTGGAGAGTCTAGCAATAGAAGATGCCTGATCTGTAGGATCAGAGAAACCATAGGGACCGTAGATCGGGTTACCATCAAACGCCCAACCAATAATAGGAGAGTGTGCTAGTTGATCTTCCTGCTCTTTGATTAAACCTTGATTATTTTCAAACAGGTTATCTCCAAGGATATATCTCAAACGTTGAGGATTAGACAGGTGAGCATATTCACCACCATACTGATTGTTATATCCTTCAAATACAGCACCTTTTGCAGAGTCGAATGTAGAAGTCTCTTGCAGGTTATAGGTCCACTGGAAGACATTAGCAGTGAATAGTGCATCCTGTCCAATCGAGTTCAGATTGATGACAGTTGTACCTTGAATATATCCAATACCTCTGTTAATAATTTCGATACCAGTAACACGACCAGCATTCTCACCATCAGTATCAATAGTTGCTCTAGCAACTGCACCAAAACCATCACCCTGAATAGTGATCTCAGGAGCAGTTGTGTATCCAGAACCTGCAGAAATGATTGCAATCGAAATAATACGACCATCGTTTACAATCGCTTGTGCAACAGCACCAGATCCAGAACTCAGGATAACATCAGGAGTAGAAGTATAAGAAGCACCACCGTTAGTGATATCAACGCTCTTAATAGGACCACGAACAGATGCTACACCAGTAGCGCCAGTTCCACCACCACCAACAATAGTGATAGAGGGTTGAGAGGTGTATCCTGTGCCACCACTATTGATCAGAATTCTCGATACTACGCCCTTGGTAATAATTGCAGTTGCAGCAGCACCTGAACCGCCTCCACCAACGATAGAGACCAGAGGAGAAGAGGTGAATCCCGAACCGCCATCAGTTACAGTGATTTCACTAACAGAACCATTGACTGTTACATCTGCAGTTGCACCACTACCACCGCCACCATCAATAGTCAGTGTTGGAGGTGAAGCAGCATCATAGTCTTTACCAGAATTAGTGATAGAAACTGAAGTGACTGCACCGAACGTTTTGGTGAGTTCAGACTTATAAGACCAGATAGAAACACCGTTTACCCATGTTCCAATAGGACCAGGGTTGATACTGCTCTTTGTAGAGATCGTAACTGGTGAAGTTGGGAATCTGTTCAGTTTACGCTGGTTACCAGGAAGCAGCGCAGATCCAGGGAAAGGACCAATCTTATAGTTAGGAATACCAGTAGATGCAACGTAAACTTCACTGGTATTGAAGAACGAGTTCTGAACGTTAGTAGTATAAGGACCAATAGCGTTTTGAACTGCTGAAGTATCAGACTTACCTTTGTTAAGGTCAACAGAAACTAAGATATTGCCCTGAGGGACAACAGTAGCGGGTTGAGGAAGTTGATACTGGAATACTGTGGAACTATCTCTTGATGTGACAAGGAAAGATCCATTATAGATGATGGGGTTAGCACCATAAACCGTTACCTGGTCTCCAACCAAAAGACCATGGGGGTTAGAACAAGTAACAGTTGCAGACTGATTGTTTACACCGCCAAAAGTGATACTAGATACTTCAACCAGTTTTTTAACGTTATACAACCAAGTAGTCAGTTCAGGATTGATTCCTGTACCACCCAACTTGGAAACAGTCAGTTTATCACCAGGCAGGTAGTAAGAACCAGTGTCGGTAAGAGTTGTTTGCTGTGCATCAACAATACCAACGATGTTCATGACAACTTCCTGAGGAGTGTCTTTGTTGATAAAAACAGTAAAGTTAGAAGTAACTTCTGTAGCAGAATCCCAGTCCTCTACAACGTTGTTTACAGAACGAGTACACTCAATGAACTGGTTCAGTGACTTTTCTTTGTATTGAACAAGTTCTCCACCACCAATAACAAATTCACCGTTTCTCTCTGGCCAACCAATGGTAGAGTCAACAGTAATAATGCTATCAGTTGTGTTAAGGGGTTCTGCAAGTTTTGTCTTGTAAGGAACCGTGAAACTTCCAACAATCGTCTCTTCAGACAGAGCAAGTTCGTAAATTTCTGTTGTAGAAGTTTGAATAGACAGGAAGTTCTCAACTAGAGCACTTGCTGCTTGAATATTGGGGTCTGCAATGTCCTCAATTTGTTGTAAGAGACCGTCTTTGATATTACTAGGATCTCCACTTACCAAAGTAGCACGCAAGATGGTATCAATAGACCATGTTGCTGCAGATGGTTTACTGATCTGATCTTTAGGATAGGAGACAGTTACAGTCTCACCATACAGAAGTTTGAACAGATAAGCAATACTAAAGGACGTACCCTTTGCAGAGTAAAAATCTTTGATCGTTTTGATCGATGTACGAACGTCAATTTTCTTATAATCGAGTTCAGGTACATCAGGCAGGAACTGCTCTGTGTACTTATCAAGTAATCGCTTGACAAATAGTGCGTCAAGACATTTTACGGGTGCATCAATCGCTGCTGCAGATGCAACAGTGTTATTTGAGAAAGTAGCATTACCATCTTCGGTGTAACCTGTAATACCACTTGCTGCTCTAGCACAACCTTGGAATTGTGCCTTTTTGTAGTTCTTACCAGACTGGAGAACCTCAAAACCTGTAACTTCGTTTAAACCGATGTCAGCAGACGCTTTTGCCTCAGCAGGAGACTGAATAACAATTGTAGGAGGTGCATCTGCACTATATCCCGTACCAAAGTTGGTAATATTGATATCGGTGATTTGACCGTTGAAGATAGATGCTACTGCGGTTGCTCCGCTACCACCAATATAAGTTCCAACATCATTTACTCTGTTATCAACGATATACACAGAGGGGACATCATTATAACCGCTACCACCAGAAAGGAGTTCAATTCCAACAATACGACCATCGCCATCAACTCTGGTTTGAAGAACTTGTGCGCCAGTAGGATCAATGACAGCAATTCTAGGCACTGTTTCATAACCCTGACCAGCATTGAGAACTGTAATGCTAGTAACCTTACCATCGGTCAGATTTGCACGCAAAGATGCCCTGATACCATCTGTACCAGTAGGTTCATCAACATAAATGACAGGTGCAGTAGTATATCCCAGACCAGGATCAGTAATCGTAATACCACCACTAACAGAACCGCCAACCATGGTAGGAGGTGCTAATTTTGCTCCACCAGGTTGCTGGAATGTAATTCTAGGGGTAAATGTGTAACCGCTACCAGAATCAATGACTTCAATTGCATTAACACTGCCACCGCTAACAGTTGCTTTGAGTTTAGCAACCTGAGAACCAGTTTTAGTAGGAGTTTCTACAACAACGATAGGAGGGTTGGTATCACTGTAACCAAGACCACCTTCAAGCAGTGTTACAGACTTAATACCATTGACCAGTGCTTTAACAGATGCACCAGAACCAACTTCATCATCAATGGTTACCTTAGGAGGATATTCAAATCTATAACTATTACCTGTCTCGTTAATAGATACGGCAGTAATCTCTCCAAGAGCGTTAACACGAGAGAATCCCTTCGCACCAGTACCAAAGTCAGGAATAGGTGCTTCAATAGAGAACAGCGATAAGAATCTACCGTTCAGAGGAGCAGTTTTGAAGATGAATAAGTTTTTATCAATGTAGTAATCAACTTTAGGTGTGAGAAGTTGATTATCATAAATTGCGATGACATACTCATCAGCAATAGGTTCGTATGTGGCGTTATTCTTTGTCAGAGGGAAAGAAGTTTCGCCATCACCGAAAGAGTTTGAAATATTATCGAGAGCAGGAATCGCATTCTCAACGAAACCATTCAAATAGGTAATACTGGTGCTAGTTTCGTCGTCAGCAGCAGTTTTTGCTCTAGGAGCTTCTGTATATGTGATATTACCGCCACTTACCTGGTAATCGGTTCCAGGGATGAGAGTTTTACCGTAAACTCTTACAATGAGGTGTTGATTTGATGGAGGTCCAACAGGATTGTCCTGAGAGATCAGAGGGAAGGTTTGTGTAGTGCCATCAAACGAATTGATGTTGTTCTGAAGAGTAATCCACTTCAGTTTGACCTGATCATATGAGATACCAGGACTCAGCGCAATGTTTGGAGCATGCTGTGTCTTCTCATAGTAAATTACTTCATCACCGACGAGAATCGATCCGTTAGTCTCAAGGAAATCATCAACACTCTCTACAGTGATATTATCAGCGTCGATTGCTAACGTTTCTACAAGTTTTGTAGCACCATCGAGGATCCCAATGTCCAGTTTATCAATATCGAGATATTGAAGAAAGTTATTGAGAATATTTTGACCCAGACCAGTCTTCTCTTGTGACTTATAGTAATATTCTATAAATCGATTGAAAAGCGGGTACTCAGACTCGATAAAGTCTGGAGTCTGGTAAGACGAGACGTTAGAAACCTTATTTATATCCATCTAATTAAAAACAACTAGAATCGTTTAACGAACCAGTATTCGATAACGCATCGAGATCGATTGTTACAGGAGTCTGGTTGAAAACGCTTGGCGTCAAACTATTTAGAGGGATTGTTGGAGGAGGTGTTGTGCCAATCGGAGAAACTGTTACTTCAGGATTAATAATGTTAATGATAGTACCAGGAGTCGATGCAGGAATCGTCGTACTGTTAGCAGGAATGAACAATACAGGAATCTGAAGATCTGTAGGCAGTAAGTTTGGATCGACAACACTACCAACGCCAGTAACGGTGTCTGTGATGTTTACATTGGACGAATTTGTTGTATTAACACCAGCACCAATGACATTGACAGGACCGAAGCAAATTTCACCAGTATCGTAGTTTACTGTGCCTGCTGCATTGTTTGTATATACTTTCTTGGTGCCAGAGTTGTAGTAAGTTCTGAGAGCGCCAAATCCATCATCTTCAAAATACTGATCAATACCAGGACGATCTGCTGTTCTGAAAGAACCAGATAGCAAGATAGGTTCTTTTTTACATGATCCGTCACTAGAATCTTGACTAGGAGCACTATTGTACAGTGGACTACCCGTAGAGATGCAGTAAGTGTTAGTTTGATTCGTATTTGGTTGAATATACTTCAAAAGAGAAGTTTGAACAGAAACGTCACTAATACCAGAATCTGCTAATGTGATCGCTCGCTGATAATCCTGTGCCTTGAAGGTAGAGTTGAAATTATTGATTTGTGTTTGTGATGCCCAGTCATTGATAGCATTCTGGACGTTAGTTTTGATAGTAGATGCATTTGATCCGCTACCAGTATCATACAACACAAAAACTTTAGTGTAGATGTAGATATTATCTGGGTCAATGATGACAGGATCAATAGATGCCATGGCATATTGCCTCAAATCATTAGCAATCTGCTTTTTAGTGATATCATTCAAAGTTGTACCAGTTTTTGTCTTAACAACAATGAATACTTTGCCGTAAATAGGAGGATTCAGAGAATCTCCACCATATGCAACGACAGAATCGGCATTGGTGTACACTCTCTTGGTAATCAGTGCGTAATCCTGCGCTGTAACCGCTCTAGACTGCGCTGAGTAGAATCTGGGTGCATTGTACTTGATAGACTCAATCGACTCTGCTACAGCGCCCTGCTGGGAGCGTTCCTTAACAACAACAGTAGCATCTGTTGCACCATAAGAAGTTCCAAGCGAGTCAGTAATATTTCCGATGAAGGAGAAACTTTGAACTTCGTTTGCTTCTGGACCAGATGTAGTCAGATACTCCAAAGTGATGACTTCACCGTCAGTAACTGCTCTACCAACGCTATCATCACCAAATCTAACTTGATATCTCATGTCCTCACCTTCAGAGAGGAAGAATGCTCTGCTGGTAGCAGTCAATCCAGTAATATTCTCTACTCTACTGTAAAGATCTGATGCAGTAGCAGATTCATTCGCTCTAACTTTAACTGATAGAGTTGCAATATCAACATCCTGAGCAGGAATCGTATATTCTTGCTTTGCGAAGGTATTTACGATGTAATTGAAGGAAACAATCGCACCTTCATAGATTAACAAGTTGTCAAATGTAGCAATACCAGTAGTTGTATCAACTTCTGTTGTAATATTATTAATAACGTTCCAAATAAAATTACCCCCAGTCGCAACAGGACCTTTTGCCAGGGTAATTGAACTAGGATAACTTCCGTTTGTTTGAATAGTTTGAATAGTTACTTTCAAACAACCTTTTGAAGCAGTAACTGAATTGGGTGTATAGTTTAAAAGTTTTGCAATGTTAACAACATTGTCTCTAACAGTAGAAGAGGTAAGGAATGCCTCGTTCATCGCCATGTTAGCGTTGAAGGCACTATAATAAGAATTATATGCCAGAGTGTCGATCAGATACGACAACGCAGAACCTTCAAAATCATAATCTGTGAATTCTGTGCGAGTTCTCAGATATGACTTGATAGACGCCTTGATATCCTCAAAGTCTAGTGCTGTTAGGTTATTCGGTTGCATTATTCAGGTCTCTGTAAAACAAATTCGATTGTTTCCACAATTGGTAACCCTACGATTCTATACTCAAGAGTGATATTCAACTTGTTACCTTCAGGAATGGCGGTAACATCAACTTTTGTTAGTTCTACCCTAGGTTCATATTGATTAACTGTATTTATGATCTCATCCTTAACGGCATCTGCAGTAAAAGGATCGAGAGGTTCAAAGAGCATATCCATGACCTTTGAACCAACGGTGGGTTGAAAAGGTTTCTCTCCAGGTGTGGTAAGAATCAAATTCTTGATCGCCTGTTTGATAGCATTATCATTTTTCACAGTGCTTGTGTCATCTGTGAAAGGGTTACGTTTGAATGACATTAAAATATCCGTAAAAGCACGAGATCGTTTAAAGTCACCACTTGTAATAGTCTTTAATGCCATCTACATGATGAGATTTAACAAAACTATTTAGTTACTTACCCTGACCCCTATAACGCTTGCGTGCTTTGTTTCTAGATGTAGCAGCATATTTGGTGTGCTGACCAGCACCCTGCCTCGTCTTTTTGGGTTTCGTCTCGATATTCAACGAACCACTCAAAGATTTTGAACGTGTTGCCATAAATTAAGTTCCTATAATAACATCAGGAGAAGATCCGCAGATAACTGATCTGCAGGGGAAAGTAGTAGACTTGTCTCCTAACTTGTCACCCATTCTACCTGCAAGTTTACCGCCAATGTAAACGGTCTTTGTACTTGCAAAGCATTTACGAATGTGACCAGAAGCAGACTCACGTCCGCCACTATTATCCTTTCCAGTATACTTATGACACCACCATGCATCAGTGGGACAAGTAACTACGCACTTACCCGCTTTTCTGGTTGCCTGATACTTGGATTGAGTTGGATGTAGCGTTAGGAGATCCGTGTCTACGATAGGTATTTTACCATTAATAATCACATTGTCAACAATCGGTTCATCATACGGTCTTTGGGGGTGTGCTTTCCACTGTCCCATCGTATCATGACCCGTAGCATAGTCTTTTTGCTTCACAGATGAGAGATTTCCACACGCACAAGGTGAAATTGTTCCGCCACCAGGTCCAGGATGCCAAGATCCCCCACCACCACTTCCGTGTCCACTACACTTACCCATAAAAAGTGCGGCAGATTGTGGTCCTGAGTTGTCGTAGTTCTGATTAATGTGCGCCATACGTGCTATTCGTCGTAAGGATTACCGTATTCACCGATAGCAAGACCTAATGTAAAGGTAGTGCCAGTCATATCATTCAGAAGATCGATCTCGCCTGATGCTGACCAGTTTTGACAACCGCCTCCCAGAGGTCCTACAAGGGCGCTGTAGGATGTTGTAGTGGTAGTTCCATCAGCATTGTTTGTAGTGCCTCCTGTCTCTCCTACGGGGGAACAGGGGACGTGTCCACAACCTTCTTGAGCAACCTCACAACTTAGGGTGACAGAGATCTTTACATCGGGTGTAGTATCAGGTTTGAACTGTCTTATCATGTATTTAGTGTACTCTGAGGCAACTGGAAGGTCAGAAAATGGTCCTTGGACCGTTTCAACCATCGATGTGCGCTTAGTTTGTTGAGCAGGAATCGTCTCTTGCGTAATTTTCTTGCCAAATTCATCCAAATTATTCAATTCATACTCATTTCGCGCTTTGAGTTTGTCTTGAATGACTTCTGGGATGTTCAATTTGGAAATATCCTCGGAATCATCGCTATTTGTGCCCGCATTTCCTCTCCATTCGTCAACTGCCGCCTTAGAATACGATTTTTGCGGCATGGTTTCGAGTCTGAGACGCTTTGGATCGAGTTTTTGCAGAAAAGATGGTTCTGGAGCGTTGGAAACTTGCGTTGGGGGCAGTTCATACGCCGCTCGAATCTTATCTAAGCGTTCTTTTGACGGTTTTGCAGGTCCGTCAGGCATTTTTTCGTAAATTTCTAGCGCATTGTCAATTTTTGACGGATCATAACCAGGAGTTTCTGTACTTTGGGTCGTTCTATACGCCGTATTGTTCACATAAATTTGTGGAGGGTTGTCTGCTGAGTATCCAGAACCTCCTTTTACGATTTTAATCGCGGTCAACTCACCATTTACGAACGTTCCTTCCACTTCTGCCTTTGTTCCACCCTCTGCAGGGTCTCCAGCAATGCCCAAAGTAGGTTGTCCACCCTGAACTTTGTTTAATCCAACGCCAGGAAGGTTAATTGTTGTGCCTGTAATCGATCCATTAGTAATAGTTACGTCTACATCAGGTTGAAAAATGTCATTGAAGACGTTTGGAGCGTTCTGAGAAATCGATGCAGTAGTAAATTGAGTAGATTTATCTAAAAATTCGTATACTCCAACTAAAATTGCCCTATCGACGATACCATAACCTGCTTTTGCACTGATTACATGGTTACGACTAGAGGTATAGTTGGTGTCTTTTGTGAAATTACTACCATTTCCGTCCAGATATACAACGTGATACGGAAAATTATCCAGATCAGTGTGGAATGTATGTGTAACTGTGTGTCCATTGATGGTATCACCAATCCTCAACACGTCAAAACCTGCTGCACCACCAACTGCTTGGATAGGTCCAACTGATTTGATCCTTAGTTTTACAGTCAGATTGACTACATTAGCGTTTTGATCAGTATAGGGGAATGATAAATCAAACACTGTACCTGCTGTATAACCTTGTCCAGGAGTCATCAACTCCAGAATACGCCATCTTACACCAGAGAACGTGGGACCTGGCGGATCAGGGGCATCTAGATCAGCAATAGCAGTGATAGAAAGTTTTACTCGAAACCCTGTGGCGCTCGTCCCGTTATCTAGATCATAGATCTGGAAATCTTCAAGTGGGTCCTCGCCCGTGGTAAACGGGTTTTGGGGCGTGTCGTAGTTTACACCCTGTGCTTGACCTTCATCCCATACATCAGTCCATGTAACACCATCATAGGACATCTCCAGGTCAGTGACACCATTAGGTAATGTGGTACTTAACGAGACATAGGAGAAACACAGTTTGTTTGTGTCTGTGCCAATACCATAGAGTGTGGGATGCGGCGCGTCGGGATCGCCAGTAATATTACCCTCAGGTACTGTGTATGTTAGATTAGTCTTGGCAGGAGCACAACTAAATGCCGTGCAAGGTTTGCAAACAGTTGATTCTGCTGTTTGATCTGGTGGATCGGGTTGACCAGATATAGGATCAGGTGTTCCCCCAGCAGTTGCATCAGTACGAGTCTGCAAGTAATAGCAAGCAATACCAACGTGACCAGCATCATCTGATGTATCATACAGATATGCAAAGAAACGATCCGAGAACATCAAATCAAATGATAGTTCATTCGGTTGATACCCATAGTAATACTCGTCTGCATCAAAACAACTCACAGTACGAGATGCTTTACCACATATCGCGGCAGAACTGGGTGTTCCCCCAGTACGTGTGTTCGTACTTACTCCGATACTGGGATACATCACAGCAATGCCATCTCTGCGTGGCATATTGAAGTTGATATTACTATTGCGTAAATCAGGTACAGGGTATTCTGTAAACTCTACACTTACCTTTTGATCAGCAGCAAGTGGTACAAATTGCTGACAATGGTTTGCTGTCTCACATACATCGCCTTGGTTTTTACACCCCACCCTTCAATTCCTCCAATCGTCGGTAAATTTCATCAAAGTTTTGTTTAGTATCCAAATATTCCTCGTACCCATCTGGTTTGTACATGATCTTGGTTACATCCTGTAAGGGAATACCTTGTACAAACTGCTCAAGTGCCGCTAGACGCTCTCCAATCTGTTGCAAACACATATTGATAACCTGATGTGCTTCATCGTTATCTCTTAGATAATCAATTTTCTCTTCACTCATCGTTTGCTTTGCGTAATGTAAATGCTGTACCGTCTTCAGTAATGTCGTAATCTAGTTCGGTCCCAATGTCCCAACCAAGTTCCTCACATACTTCATATGGTATCGTGAGTATAAGATCTCCGAAATCGTCTTCTTCTAATCTGGTTGTGAATCTATGGGACATGCTGCTACAGTCGATTAATTACCTGCGGATTTCTGCTTGGATTATCGTTTTTCCACTCAGTCCATAGTGTATATAGATCTTCACGAATTTGAGAAGCATACGAAGACGCATAGTAGTCAGCGCATTCGTACATACGAGGGTCTAGAAACCCCTCCAAGATCAATAATTGCTCTATTGCCCATACACGTGTGTCTTGTCTCTCTACGCGGGTCTTGGAGTCCATTTTACACCTCAGAAAATTTTTTAAAACCTGTGGAAAACTTTATTGAAATAATATATCGATCGCTCTGGGGAACCTTTGTAGGTTAGGGTAGTGGCCGTTTTTAACATTTAGGGGGGCAAATTTAACTGCCCTCAGTGATACTTAGTGACTGCCCAGTAGGTGTTACATAGTGCCTCCGATTCCTCTCCTAATTATACCTTACTCTCCACGTAGTTGTCAACACATTCCCAAGACCATTTGATAGACTTGATGTAATCGAAGCAAGACATTCTCGGAGTCTCTGGGTATGCCTCTCCCCGTTCATTCCGAACACCATCAATATATCTCTCCATGTCATATATGGACTGGAAAGTTGCTCTGAGTGTGTCTGAATCGTCGTAGATAAGGAATTGCATAGTCTTGAAGATACTAGGTGTGTTTCTGAACCTCTACAAGGTTAATTGTACCATAGTTTGTGATATTTGTCAAGTGCCCCTATATGACACTGTGAGGCGAATGATTAGCAATGGTGATGATAGGGTCTCCGAGGTATTTCAGAGGGGTTGACATCTGTTAGCGAGCGTGCTAAGAGTACAATTAGTGGAGACATTTAGAGAGGGATTAAACACACATAATAGTTTATTTAATGTTTTCCACAATTTCCGCATTATCTGTGGAAAACTTATTAGTAACCTGTTTTTGAGTTGGTTTCACATAGGTCCAATCATTTGCGTAGACACATAGACAAACTTGACGGTGTTGTTGTTTACTGTGTTTTGTTTCTTCTGCGGGTGGTGTATATTCTCGGATGCACACTGTGATGTATTCATCTGAGATAAAATTGATGTACCCTGAGAAGTCTTTGTAAGTAACAGATTGCCCTAGGTGGAAGTCAGTCATTAAGTGACGATTGCGTCTGATGTAATTATACTGACTTATGGGATGTTTGCTAGGTGTTGTTATTGTTGTTTGCAATCTGGATGAAAGTTAGGATCAACCATGCAATACTTTTGAATTTTGTTGTCTTGCATTTGTTTGACGTTGTTGATAGCATTGATGCCGATGTTTGCTCCGATGATGATAACGAGAGCGGCGAGAAAAAGTCTCATTTGTTGTCCTCCAAAAGTTCGGGGTTGTAGTTTTGAACCTCTTCAATTAGTTCATCTACGGTATATCCTTCTAGGTTTTCATTGAT